CATCAGGTGGATGCGGGAAGTGTCAGAGGCGAAGCGCAGGACCAGAATGAACGGGATCATGGCCAATGGCGTCATGGTCGTTCAGCCTATTGATCCAGCAAGTCGAAATTCGTGGGAGATCGCAGAAGATGGCACCACGCGCTAAAACGGCCAGTGAGAAGCCCGCCAATGAGCGCCCGCAGAACAAGCATCTGCAGAAGGGTTCCAAGAAGGGCGAGCGTAAGGGTGGCCGCGCTCCGGGAACGCCGAACAAGGTTACCGTCGAGTTCCGCCAGACCGTGCGCCAGCTGCTGGAGGACAACAGTGCGAACGTGGGCAAGTGGCTGTCCCAAGTGGCCAACGGCGTGCCGGTGCTGGGAGAGGATGGAAAGCCCATCCCCGGCAAATGGGTGGTCGAGCCTGATCCGGACAAGGCGCTGCAGCGGCTGACCGGCCTGGCCGAGTATTCGGCGCCGAAACTGGCGCGCACTGAGGTGGTCGGTGACCCGGACGCTCCGGTCACTGTGGCCACCGCCCGCCAGCTGACCGATGCTGACCTGATCGCGATGATTAACAAGCTGGGAGCGAAGAAGTGAACGGACGAGACCTGGGCACGTATCACCTTCGCGTCGTTTTCGAGGACGGGAGGGGGTTCATCGAGACATGGAATACCGGCCTGCGATACGAGCGCGGGGACCAGAGCGTCAGTCCACTGGATGCCCGCCCGATTCACCCGACGTGGGAAGACGAGGCGTCGCTCCTGGCGACGATGATCTATGCGCACACAGACGGAAACATGGGCTGCGACTGTAATCGTGAGCTGAGTCTGGCGCGCGCCGCAAATTCCCCGCGGGATCTGGATAGCGTCGACTGCGGGGACAAGATCAACCTTGCCAGCCTGACGGCAATCCGCCCGAATGGCGACTTCATCCCGCTGATGGAGGGGTGCGTTGAGGTATGGCCGAATGGGGAGCGATGACTCCACCGTCCTGCGTGCCGCCCTAGCGGAGGAGCTGCTGAAGCGCCGCCGCGCCCGTGAGTCGTTCCTGGAGTACAACCGGTACATCGCCGAGGCTGAGGCGGGGTTCGGCACGCCTGACGCTGTCGAGCCAGAGTACCCGGTCGAGCACCACCAGCTTCTGTGCTCTGCCTTGCAGCATCTGGCCGACAAGACGGCCCTGTGGGGCTACGTGGTCGAGAACCTGATCGTGATGATGCCGCCCGGGTCGGCCAAGTCGACCTATGCAACGGTGCGATTCCCGGCGTGGTACATCGGCCGGTTTGGGCGCCGCGGCGTGATCAGCGCCAGCTACAACCAGACCCTGGCTGATCACTTCGGCCAGAAGGTCCGCAATCTGGTCAAGTCGCAGCACCACCTGAACATCTTCCCGGCCTGCAGCCTGTCCGAGGATAGCCGCGCAAAGGGCGAGTGGACCACCGAGACGGGCGGCTTCTACTTCGCTGTGGGCGTTGGCGCTGGCGTTACCGGCCGCCGCGGTGACTTGGCCATCGGGGACGACCTGATCAAGGGCAAGGAAGACGCCGACTCTGAGGTAATGCGGGACAAGACCTGGGAGTTCTGGAAGGCCGACGTTCGCACGCGCCTGAAGCCCAAGCACGCCGCGCGCGTACTGATCGCGACCCGCTGGCATGAGGACGACCCGATCGGCCGCATCCTGCCGGACGCCTGGCATGGCGAATCGTGCGTCGTGCGAGGCAAGGACGGCGCCATCTGGCACGTCATCTGCCTGCCTGCCGAGGCCCGGACCGGCGACATCATGGGCCGCAAGGAAGGTGAATGGCTGTGGCCACAGTGGTTCACCCCAGCCTACTGGAAGGCCGAGCGCGAGGCCCAAGGCGGCCACTCGTCGCGCAACTGGACCAGCCTGTACCAGCAGCTGCCCAAGCCTGACAGCGGCACGCGCTTCCGCCGTGAGTGGTTCGAGGACACGTGGTACTCGCCCAACGAACTGCCTCGCCACCTGAACGTCTACGGTTCCAGCGACTGGGCCGTGACCGAGGACACGCAGGCTGACTTCACTGAGCACGCCATCTGGGGCGAGGACGCCAACGGCCACCTGTGGGCGCTGGACTGGTGGTATGGCCAGGAGGAGACGGAATCCGACGTCGATCCGAACGGCGGCACCATCGGCGCGCAGATCAGCCTGATGAAGCGCTGGAACCCGCTGAAGTGGTTCGGCCGCAAGGGCAAGGACGAGAACGCGGTCGGCCCCGCGCGGCGCAAGCGCCTGCAGGAACTGGCCAGGGCCGGCAATGGCATCCGCACGGAATACGAGCTGTTCCCCGACTCCCAGGACAAGATCGTCAAGTCAAACAGCTTCCGCGATCGAGCCATGCGCGGCATGGTCCACTTCCCCAAAGGGACGCCATGGGCGTCGCGCGTGGTCGATCAGCTTGTGGCGTTCCCGGCCGGACGGTGGGACGATGCGGTGGACACCTGCGGCACGGCCGGCGCTGGATTGGATAAGATGCACGCGGCTCGGTCGCCTGAAGAACAGAAGCAGCCAAAGATCGAGCCGTTCTCCATCGCGTGGCTGATGTCCACCGAGGAGCCCGACAACGCACGGCCCCGGAGCTACTACGAATGAATGGCCTGATCAGCGATACCACGGTTCTGGAGGAGGGCATTGCCGCCGCCGACATGGAGGTGGAGGACCAGCTGAAGCGACAGCGCGAACGGCAGGAATGTGACCAGATCACCTGGTGGCTTGGGCAGGTTGACGATGCCGAGAAGTACGACGAGTACATCCGCAAGGGCTTCGTTCGCGACCGTCTGGCCGCGCGCTGCATCACTGCCCACGAAGTGAAGGTACCGCTGATCGGCACGTCGATCGACACCCTGCGCAGCTTCCTGTACGCCCGGGACCCGGCTGTGGACTGTGCACCGGCGCAGCAGGTCGAACCGCCGGCCGATCCGATGCCGGTGCCGCCCACGCCGCCGGCTGGGCTTGGCGCTGTGCTGCAGGACCCGATGGCTGCCGCGTCCATGCCTGGCGTGGTCGAGGGGCTGGGCAATGGCGGTCTGGCCGGAGCCGCTGCCGCGGTCGGTGCAGACGTGGCGCGCCAGCAGGCCGAGTACGAGCAGGCTCAGGCCGCCTACCAGCAGCAGCTGGCAGAGTGGCAGGCGAAGCAGCTGGCCCGTCGCGTCGAGAAGCGCCAGCGCCAGCTGTTCGCTCAGACCTTGGAGATCGCCATCACCAAGGCCTGGAAGAAGGGCAAGATGAAGAAGCGCGCCCGCAAGATGGTGGTGTCGACGCTGACCATCGGGCAGGGCTGGCTGAAGCTGTCATGGCAGGAACGTGAGATCACTGACCCGGTCATCTCCCGCCAGATTCAGGATCTGAAGTCGCTGCTGGGCCGTGTTGCCGCGCAGGAGGAGAGCATCCGCGAAGGCGGCATGTCGGAGGAGGCCATCGGCCGCGCCCGGCTCCAGATCCAACAGCAGCTGGCCGCGGCGCAGTCTCGCGCCGTGAAGACCGTGATGCGCGGCATGTCGATCGAGTTCGTCTCTGGCGAGAACATGCAGGTCCCGTGCGAGGTCGAGTACCAGGACTACCTGGACGGCTCGTGGCTGTGCGAGCGCATCTACAAGACCCTGGAGGAGTCGTTCGGGCTGTTCCCGGACATCGACCAGGCGAAGCTTCGCGAGGCCCAGCGCTACGTGCGCACCGAGCGCGACGAGCTGAACAAGGCCAGCCAGAACCAGGACGCCACCGTCCGCGCAGAAGATGCTGGCGTCTACGTGCCGGCGGACGGCATGGCCAACCGCCTGAACCACAAGCCCAGCGACAACGACTTCATCCAGATCCTGGAGATCTGGTCGGCCACGGACCAGAACATCTACACGATCGTGCGCGGCGTGAAGGTGTACCCGAAGCGGCCGGCCCCGCCCAATGTCACCAGCGAGCGCTTCTACGGCTATTTCATGCTGTCCCTGATCGACGAGGATGGCCAGCGCGCCCCGGCCAGCATGACCAACCGCAGCATCGGCCTGCAGGACGAGTACATGGGCCGCCGCTCCGCGCTGAAGAAGTCGCGCCGGCGAGCCCGCCCGGCGGTGCTGTTCAATGCGACGAAGATCGGCACTGATGCCATGAACAAGATCAAGGCGTCCGAGGAGCAAGAGTTCGTCCCGGTTGAGACCATCGGCGACACCCCGATGAGTGAGCTGTTCGCCCCCAAGCCAATCTCGCAGATCACCCCGGAGCTGTACGACACCAGCCCGATCCTGCGCGACTTCGAGCGCGTGTGGGGCACGCAGGAAGCGCTGACCGGCGCCGTCGAGGTCGACAAGACCGCGACCGAGGCCGACATCCAGCAGACGGGCTTCCGCTCCCGCACTGGCGACATGCGCGACCAGCTGGAAGAAGTGCTGACCGAGATGGCCGAGTACACCGGCGTCATGCTGAAGGAGAAGTACAGCCTGCAGGACGTCATGGCCCTGTGTGGCCCGGATGCTGTCTGGCCTGAACTGGAGGACGGCGAGTCGATGGAGGCGCTGATGAATACCACGATCCGCGCCGGCTCCACCGGCAAGCCGAACAACGCCAAGGAGCGTGAAGCCTGGAGCGCGATCGTCGAGCCGCTGATGCAGGGCGCCGTCATGATCGGCCAGGCCCGAGGCTCCACGCCGCAGGAAATCGCGGACAAGCAGGAGGCCATCCTGCAAGAGTCGGCCAACCGCGCCGGCGACAATTCCGTGGACATCACGAAGTTCATCCCGCAAAACGAGGGGATGCTGTCCGGCGCGCTGCCGGGCCAGGCGCCAGTGCCCGGTGCCCAGCCCGCAGCGCCTGGGCCGCTCCCGCCCAACCCGCAAGAACCCGTCCCATCTAGCCCAGTGGAGACCCTGCAGTGACCGGAAAGAACGCCAACACCCAAGACGCCGCACTGGCCGCGCTCGATGCCGGCCTTGCCGCTGCCGACGCGATGACCGCCGGCACCGAACCCGAGATCCTGAGCCTACCGGCTGCCGAGCCGGAGCCGCAGGACCCGG